ACCAACCTTGCAGCTAGGGCCGCTTGGGAAACGTGACTTATCAGCGTAAGCGTCAGGACCAATCTTGACCACAAACAGCACGGGGGACATCACTTCCTCGAAGTGGACCGTTTGCCCGGACTTCACAATACCACTCTCATACTCTTCCTCGATATCAGGAAGAGCACACAGCAGGTGGTACGTCGCTGGTTCCGGCAACTGCTTGGCCTTTTGCTCTGCCAAAGTTGGCAGGACGGTTGGCTCGGCACCCTCATGGGATGCGATAAACAACTCACTCATCATCACTTTTCTCCAATTTACGCACAAGGTCAGTTACGGTTTGGTGTGCAAGGGAAAGACCCCGGATTTCCCCACACATACTCCGATACTCGGAATATTCTTTTGCGCTGCCTTCAATCAATGCTTTCGCAATGTATTCCCGGCGTTCTTCAATCTCTTTCAAGATGATTTCAAAGTACTTGTTCATGGCTTGTTAACCTTGTTTGCGGATTTAAACATGTCTGCGCGAATCTTTTTATCTGATTGCTGACTCTGCGCTGCGATTTTTGCGGTGTTCTGCCTGTCTTGGATTTGCAGTCGGGCTGCTTCCTTCTGGGCATCAAGCTGCATACGCTGCTGTTCCAGTTGGAGTTTTGCCTGAGCAATCTGGAAGTTGCGCTCATCATCCTGTGACTTACGCTGAACTTCTTGTTGCTGCACTTGAATGGCTTGTTGCTGCAACTGAATGTTCGGGTCTTGGGCTTGCTGTTGCGCTTGTTGTTGTTGTGCTTGCTGCTGGTTGATACCCTTCAACTGCTGGGCTGCTTGGGCAATAACCTGCGACAACTGCACTTCAATCTCTTCTGGCAATTCAGCATCAGGTGCTGGCAAAGGTACGCCAAGCTGCTCTTCAACCTTTCTGCGGTATGCAAACGACAAGTGTTCGGCTACGTGGGCCATGATTGCGCCTTGCATTTGCTGCGCCATCGGGCTCTGCCCCATCATCTGCATAATCATCGGGTCTTGGATCATCGCCATGTGGGTGGCAATGTGGGCATCCTGATCCTGATAAATGAACGCTTTGACTGGCTTACCCGTCAGGAAACTCATGTTCTCGCTGATCGGGTCGCGTGGCTTCTGATCGTCATCACCCGGGATAAGGTCGCCAGCGTTCTTGATACCAAGAACTTCAAGCATCTGACGGTGTAGCTTCGGCAGGTTATAAATCTGCGGCGCACCTTGGGCCAACTGGATAGCCGCTTGGTACTGCATGATCCGCTGGGCCATCGTCGCAGCGTTAGGATCGCTGACTGGAATTACTTCCACGATGTCGTAGTCGGCTTGCTTAATCTTCCGGTTACCGCCATCAGGGGTGTACGAGTAACTTGTTGGGGCGAAGTCACGAATGATCGCCTTGAGGAGCTTAAACTCCATTCGCAGGGACGCATGTACACGCGCCTGTACCGCGCTCATGGTTTTTAATGTGCGCTCGAGGAGGGCCAGCGTAGTTCCAACAGGTGCGTTAGCACTCATGTCGCTGATGTTCATGTCGCTGATAGCTCCAAGCCTACGGCCTTCTTCCGTGATCTGATTAAGAAGCTGCAGCAATGTCTGGCTTGGCTCCTTATAAGGAAGCGGCATAATGTTGTCGCGCACCGTGCCTGATGGCACATCCACATCACGGAATTCACCCGGGGCAATTGGAGTGTCGTCGCCTTTGATTCGCAAACCCCGGCTTTTGAGACCGCCGGGGAGGTTAGACAGCGAGCCAGCGTCAACCAACTGGCGAATCAGGGAAGTACCCGCACGGGCGTAACCGCCGATCAGGTGAATTAAACCTAGACCATAAGCACCGAAGCCGGGGATGTACGTGTACTGAACGAAGTGCTGCCGCTTCAGACGATGTTCATCTTCCTCATTCCAGTTACGGCGAATGGCAAGAATCTCTTGCGTACCGCGCTCGACGGTGATTACATATGGCAGAGCAATGCCATCGTCGTCTTCAAAGCCGGGAAGGTCGTAGTCAACGTGGATTTCCAGCAACTGATACCGATCATCATCGGTCAGGCTGTAGCCCTGCTCTTCTGCCTTCTTCTTTTCTACATCCGTAAAAATGTGTACCGGGTCGCCCAAGTCCACATCCCGATAGAAACCAGCAACCTGTAGCTTCTTAACTTCGTTTTTGGTCTTACGCATTACATGCGTAACCCGCTCGGCGTTGTAAATGTTTGACGCACCGTATGGCATCACCATGTCTTCCGCAGGAAGGAAGATGGCAGCTTGCCGTCCCATTGCTGGGTCGTAGTAAACCTTCTTAAACGCAGCGCCAGTCAAGCCAAGGGAGTACAGCATCCGCTCATGTTCCGGGCGGTACTCGATCATTTCTTCCGTCAGCTTGAAGTTCATGTCATCTCTGACTCGGGAGGCTGCCTCTTCCTTTATCTTGTCTACCGCGCCCACAATTTGGGTTTTAACTGGCCCCTGCGCGGGGAAAGTCTCGGTAATCATCTCGGCTTGGAACCGGATAGCGGCTTCAGTCAAGAGAGTTGAGTACACACCACAAGCGCCTGACCAAGGTTCAGTACGTTCTTCATATTTCATCCCCAGTACTTCAAGCCCCTTGACAAACGAATCCACCCAATCTTTACGGGAATTAACATCAGCATCCACAAGATCAAGCAAATCAGATGCAATGCTCTGCAAATCAGAATCATCCATGTAATCGGCCAGATTTTCATCAAACCCTTCTCCTTCTTCTTCAGGCATAAGATCAATCTCAACCCCATCAATACCAACTTTGACATCGTCTGGGTTCGTGATTTCAATCTCAATGTCGGGCTGACCAAGATCGTCCGCTGGCTTTTGCGTCAATGATTTTTCAAACATATTTAACCTTTAATAGTACGCAGCCCTTCGGCTGCTCTTAAACAAAATAGGTTCATCTTCTTCGTCCGTTGGCAATTGCAAGAACCCGCCTTGCCGGAATCTCATCAGCGCCTGACTTGCGGAGTCAACCAAGTCATCATGATCCCCATTTGGGAACGAAGCCATCTCTTCCATGACTTCATCTGCCCATCTTGTGTCTGGGCACCAGACCATCTTGGATGCAAACAAATCAGATATTGAATTAACTCGGGAAATCTTGTCGTTGCCCTTGTGAGGGGTGTACTCCGACACGGGAATCCCCCGCTGACGCATTTCATAGATCAAAGGAGCGCCCGAAGCCCGCTTTTCCACAATCAAAGTGTCTGGCTGCCACTCTTGATTCATTTCAAAAGCCTTTTCTTTAAGCTCTGGGAACTCCATTCGAGCCTTAAAAGCGTCCAAAAGAATGATGTTTGGGCGCAAATTTCCCTTGGAATCCGCCGCATCAAAGATTCCCCACGTAGTGCAAGCCGAATAGTCGGCCCTGTTGTTTTTTTCAAAGGCTGTGTCCCATGATTGAATGATGTAGCTACAAGAAGGAGGCGAATCCCCTTCCCAAATCATCCAATTCTCACGTTTAATTATTGCACCTTCTTCGGACGTTGGGTTCTGTTGATATTGAGCCTCCCATTTAGACACGGGCAACTCAGATCGCAACGATTCCAACAGGTCTTTGGTCCAAAAAGCGGGCCACAATGGGTTCCCGGACGGCAAAATGGCCGGAAACTCGATAACTTCCCAGTCATCTGCCCCATCTTTTGACGAGTTCTTGAGGATTTGCCCCGTCAAATCCCTTTTAGACCAGCGGGTCATCACGATAATGATGGCACCACCCGGCTGTAAGCGCTGGCGCGGGCCGGATGTGTACCACTCATACACGTTGTCATAGACCGCAGGGTTGCCCTGCTTGGCTTCTTGTTCCGAATGCGGGTCATCAATGACCAGCAAGTCAGCACCTTTACCTGTTACAGCGCCACCAACACCAATAGCGAAGTAATCGCCCCCGGCTCCTGTGTTCCACCGTCCTGCTGCCTTGCTATCAGAGGACAACTTGGTGGCAAACACCTTTTGGTAATGCTCTGACTGAACAAGGTTTCGCACCTTCCGCCCGAATCCCACCGCCAACTCAGCAGTGTGGGCAGTCTGAATGATCTTCTTCTGCGGGAACTTCCCAAGAAACCAAGCAGGAAGCAAGAAAGAAGCAAACTCACTCTTTGTATGCCTTGGCGGCATGTTAATGATTAAGCGTTTAAGCGTTCCATTGGCAACCCTCTCAAAGGCATCTGCCATGATCTGATGATGCTTCCCCGAGATAAACACAGGCCACATCTGCTTTGCAAAGAACAAGAACGATTCCCTGCACCTCTCAAGCCGATCAAACTCCAACAGCGCCATGATCTTCTCCCGCTCATTAGCGGGAACCTTGTCCACCACGGACAAGTAACTCGACAGTTCTGCTTTACTTAGCAACGTCATAGGGATGTGACTTCATCAATCGACCTGTCCACCACCTTGATGGAATAGAACTTCTTGGGCT